AGCTAAATCAACAAGGCCGTTTGATTTTCGTTTCTTTTCTTTAATAGCACCACCCTTTGCAGACTTAAACGCACCCAGTCCAGCGGCCGTAATACCCGCACCAGCCACTTGCGATAACGTAGAAGGCGGCGCTGTATAGGTTTGCGATGTTGTATTCGTCATGGGTAATCCATGCAAAATATTGGACTGGAAACTAAGTTGCTGATAAGGATAGTTCTTGTAATTAAGATAACACTGATACTGCTGATTCAATACGTTTTGAGCTTGCTGTTGCTGAGCCGCGCCCATCTGAGACTGAACACCAGTGATACCTAAGTTTTGGTTGTATTGAGAATTGCCTAAAGTATTAAGCGTATTTGCCGCAGTGTTTGCCGCATTGATACCCTGCATACCTAAGTTAGCACCAAACTGACCCTGCTGAGCATTGAGATTAGCCGCCGCTTGATTTGCAGATTGGTTAGATTGTTGAGCAGTTAAGTTAGCTTGTAAATCAGCCAAATTGGCCGCTTGGTTAAACTGGCCTTGCTGAAGTCCATATTGACCCATCAACGATTGATTTGCTAAACCAGACTGTTGTAGCATCTGTGCATTTTGTAATGCAGTGTTGTAATTCATTCCCTGGTTGGCTTGCTGAGCTTGTAGGTTTCTAGCTTGGCAAGTAGAGAATTGAGCTTCGGCACACTTATAAGCCTGGTTATAAGCACTACCAACTAGATTTTGTTGAGCTATTTGATTTGCTTGGTTTTGAGCGCCCGTTAACACAGCACAGCGTGTACCACCAAACGCACCCTGACCTACTGCCGATGCTTGGTTTTGTTGCTGTTGCTGAGCCTGTTGCTGTTGCATCATTGCAATTTGAGGTGCAAGAGATGCCTGTAAGTACGGATTCATATACTGCATTGCAGTACCAGGATTTGTAAAGTTACCTGTAGATACGTTACCAGGTCCTTGCATTTGCGCCGCATTAGCAAGCGGAGCACCTTGTAATTGAGCACCAGTAACAGATGGAGCGTTAATTTGAGATGCTGAATAAGGATTGTATGTATACCCTGCATTTAATCCAGCAAGACCAGCTTGACCAGCCATTGCCGTAGCACACTTCAATTGCCCAGAAGTCTGCATCGTTGCCGCATTTTGAAACGCTTCTTGTTGCAATGGACTGAACTGAGCTACAGTACACCCTTGGTACTGCATATATGGGTTTGCACAGGTACAAGTTAGCGTTCTAACCTTACCCATAAGGGAAGTTAAACACGGTGCAATATAGTCAGGTACTGACGTTGTTGTGTAATTGACTTGGGTAGGGCAAACCATGTTTATTCCTTATGCAGGTAAAAATTTTTCAGAATGAGAGTTAACAGCAACTTTGTTATTGCCTACTGAGTGTGCTCTATTCTTTTGAATACGATCCATCATTTGATAAAGTTTGCGAGCTCCTGCTTCAGTCGATCCATTGCCAAGCTCAGACACGATTCGAGCAGGAACCACGAACTCACCATCAGCAAGACGGGCAGGCTCAGGATTATGAGCACCAATAGTTGCAGGAATTGAATCAGAGACACCATCGCCTGGACCACGCAGTAAACGACCTCCATCAGAATATCCTCCTAAATGACCTGTTGTCATGCCTCCCATAGCCATTCCAGTCATACTATGTCTAGGTCTTCCATTTACATATTGAGAATTTGGGCTATTAGCATAAACACGATTCATTTCATTAATTTTTGCTTGTTCATTATTATTTAAATTAGGAGAATACATAGCCGCGGCTAAACCTAATCCCGTAGGCGTTCTCATTACACTGCTTGGAACTGTATTTAAAAATGCTTCATTAGGATCGCATTTATATGCTCTATCATTTATTTGATTTAATTCATAAGCTTCAGAAGCATTATTTACCAATGAATCAGCTTTACCAGCATATTTTTTAATATGTCCACCATTGGCATGACCTGGCACAGAGCCAATAGGTATACCAGATGCATCATAAATATATCCGTACTGGTCCGTATATTGACCATTTTGGTACGGCGTAACTATGGTTCCATCTGATAAATAGTTCGTTCCGTTTGAAACATATACAGAACCCTGCACTTGTTTAGCATCAGAAGGAACTGTAATTTGGTTAGGTGTTGGGCTTTGATAAGAGTTTGATGCTCCTTCTGGGCCAAGTTTAGAAGCACCCACAGAAACCGCATATGGCTTTTGAAGTATAGAAGCTGTTGTAACTCTAGGCTGAGTTGTCTTACCCATAAGGAAATCATAAGCCGCCTTACTATCTCCAGAAACCGTGTTGTATTCTGTATTAAACTGATCCATTGTGGTCGGAACGTTAATAGGATTACCCAAACTACCGCCGCCCATTTGATAAGCATTTAATAAAGAAGAAATGCCTGTAAAACCACCTACGGGTATGCCAGGAATTTTAGGAGACTGAGTAACAGAACCATTTGGATTAATAACTGTACCACCACCCACAACCCCAGGACCTGTAATGCCGCCAACCCCTTGATCTGGAGCTTGTGGCATTTGTGATGGAGGAAGCACAGGTGCAGGCGTTACCACAGGTGCAGGCGCTGTAGGACCAATTGGAACCTGCATTTCTGTAGGTGTCGTTGGATTAGGAATTGTCGTTACAGGTAACGTTGTTATACCGCCTGTAAATGGAGACTGTATAGGCTGTTCTGGAGGCGGCGCTGGAGGCGGTTCTGGAGGAGCAACAGGCGTAGGCGGCACAAACGCAGGAGGCGCTTGTACAGGTGGATTATTTACATCTTGTAATGCAGTTATTCCAGGTGCTGGAGGTGCAACTTGTTGCACTGGAGGCGTAGGTGTTGGCTCTGGAGGTGGAGGTGTTGTATCTGGAGGTGGTGGATTTGGCGTAGGTGGTGGTGTATCTGGAGGTGGAGCAACATTCCTACAAGCGTTATAACAACCGTTATAACTTGATCTATCCTCTAAAACACCTTTAGGATTTGAGAGATTATCAAGTTGTTGTTGTATGCCTTGTTGCCTAGTTATCCACATTTGTTGATTGCCCCAGCATCCAGACTCCTCTGCTCTACATTGATTACGTTGAGCATCAATTAATTCACTTTGTAAATTACTTGTTAAATCAGAAAATCCACACTCTACTGGTTTGTTATAGCTACCACCATTGGCAAAAGCAACAGCACCACCATTAGCAAGAGCAACAATACCGCCATTGGCGTTACCTTGACCAAGATTAAAACTAGAACTACCAAAGTTAGATGCATTTGTAACCGTTGTAGGCGTAAATTTTTCAGTATAAGGATTGTATGAATACTGGCGAATTACATTAGACGCAGGGCTTGTAGCCGCCGCAATTGTGTTAGGTTGTGCCGCTTTCTTCAGTGCTTGAGCTCCCAATGCAACAGCACCTAAACCTGCGGCTACTGTATAACCAGGATGTTCAGCATAAGATGTTGCAATAAAACATTTGGCTTTTTGCCACATACTTGGGTTGTTGGTTGCATTTGTAACGGCAGAAGCATTAGCAACAGGGGCAGGTGTGGCCGTAGATGCATAAGGAGTAGCTCCAGATGCTGAAGGATTCATCACCGCAGAACCTGGAGTAACTTCGGAAGACATGGCAGTATTACTTGCCCAAGGCTGACCTGTACTGGTATAACCTACTGAAGGATTAACTGCATTTTTTGCGCTTGGAATTGAATACTGCTCCAATGATTGTTCTATACCAGCTCCACCCCATCCTGCCAATCCAGCACTTAATCCCTTACTTAAGTTACCCGTGGATAATCCTACAATTCCACCCGTAACAAGACCAGCATTGGCCGCTACACCCATGCCAGTTAATCCACCTAAACCACCAGCTCCTAATAATTCTGGTGCAAAATAAGCTAATGCGGCTCCTCCTATAGCATCTACAACAGGGTTGGAAATAGCTTGACGGCCACAAATGCCCACGCTTTTTCCAAGCTGGCCTATCGCCGAACTCCCGCTTGTTAAACCGCTAAAAAAACAGCCCATGCTTATCCCCTTAATTTAGATGAAATTTTAGCATTTACACCGCCTCACCGCCACTAGCAGTTACCGTTAAACCAGTAGAACTTCCCTTAATTTGCACAGTTGCACCAGGTAAAAGTATTTGTATGCCTTGATATGAAAGTGTTGTATTTGCAGATACAGATTGGTTATAGTACAAAGCATTAGAAGCGCCCGCTGTACCATTAGATGGAACTAAAGATATGTAAATACCTAAAGCACCACTTGTAGTGTTACAAATATCAATTTGTTTTACATAAGTTCTAACGTTACTTGGTACAGTGTAAAGTGTCGTATAACTGGTTGTTACGGCTTGCTGACCAAGTTGATTAGGTGTTACGTTTTGATAATTAGCCATTAAACCCCCAGCCAAATCAATGTCTGATTTGTTGATATTTGTCCAATTGTTGTTGCATTCATAGCATTAAGTTGAGAAAAATACAACTGCAATACTTTCTCAAACTGGTCCATCCATTGTTTTGAATATGGATCAGGAGCAAATGGCAGGTTAGGAGGGATTGGGTTAACAGGTATCATCTTCTACCGTCCGCTCTAATGCTCATCAAAGGTGATCCTAATTGCCAATTTGTTCCAATCTTGTTGGATTCCATCTTGATTATCAATTGGCGGCCTCTAATGCGTACATACACATAATTTGTAAATTCTTCAGTAAGGTTTACAGACGCTATATAGTTAACTTGCGGCGAGTTTGGCGTGCCTACACCTGAACCCATAGCAGTCAAAGGATAAATAGTCATCGTAGCTTGCGGTGTTGTGCCCGCTGTAGACCCAGTAAATGTTACGTCTGGTAGTAACTTATCTACAAAAGCAAACCGCTCGCCCTTTTCTTGAGCAATATCAATCTCAGAAGATGTAATGTAGCAATCCATAGCCGCTGGTGTACCCGTTTCATTATCATCAACACCGCTTTCTTGGTTAACAAGATAACCGTTGTACGTTGCCGCAACAGGAGATGACTGTAATCCCGTATCCAACCACGCCGTTCTTGCCAATGACCCGTAGTACCACAGTTGCTCAACATAGTTATAAACAACATATGCATTGATCTGCGTGCCTGTTCCTGACACATAGAACCACCAAACTTCGTTAAAAGCTTCAGACGTACTGGCATAAACCTGTTGAGCTTGGTTTTGGTTTAAGTTTTGAAATACAAATCTACGAAGATCAGATGGTAAAGTCATAACCTGACCCGTGTACATATAGAACTTATCGCGCCCCATCCAGTACACAATACCCGCCGCAAGCGTTGCCGCATTCGGTCCCATAATAGAGATATTCTCACCCATAAGTTGAGTTCCCCAAACAAATGGAGGACCAACATACTGTACAGAATAAACCGCCGCATCCGTAATAGCCAAAATCTCTTGACGAGTCTGAATGACCGTTACAATCTGTGAGCCGTGCGAAAGCGTTTGACCGCCCGCTTGGTTGGTAATAGATGGATACCAAACATAAGGATTAGCCTGGTCTGACCAACGTATCAACATCGGGTTTATAGTCGCTGAGTTAACATTGTTGCACCCAAAAACCAAAACAAACCGAGACGCATCGGACACAATAATGTTATTTTGGAATATTGGCACATCTCCAAGTATCGCAATAGACTGCGTTCCAGACTGCGTTCCTGACGTATTGATTGGCGTTCCATACTGAGTCAAAGCCACATTAAACTGCGTACCAGACGCGTTAACTACATAATACTGAGTACCCGTAAATAACCCAGTTGGTAAAGCGCCCGTTGTTGCAAGCGTAATAGAACTTCCATTTGGCAAAGTTAAGTTAGAAACAATAATCGCTGGAGAACCTATAGAGATAGTAACCGTACCACCTAGCGTGTTAAGGTTAACCCCTGGCGTACCCGTTCCATTTGCCGCCGTCCAATAATAAAGTCCACTACCTCTTGGACCGTAAATTAAGTCTTGGCCATAGTTGTATTGATTCCAAATCTGTAAAGCTTGAAGAACTGTATTACCATTACCCCATGTTCCTCCACCCCAAGCTCCAGCGCCCCATCCATTAAATGCAACTTCGTAAGCTGGTCCTGTATTAAGCTGGTAAGATGCTGATACTGTGCCGCCTCCAGGGCCAGCACTGCTTGTTGCCGCTGTTGCCGCTGTGATCGTATAAGTTGTACCAGACGTTACTGTTGTAACCTGATATGTACCATTAAGCGTAAGACCGCCTACAGCCGTTGCACCAGAAAACGTAACAAAATCATTAACCATAAATCCACTATTAGCATCTGTAACTTTGACAGACTTGCTCCCGCTAGTGGTTGTAAATGGATTAGTAAGTGAATTAACTGTACGAATTGGTGTAATATCGTAATAAAAATTACCGCTGGTAATGTAAAACTTTAGGTTTGTTCCTACTCCAATATAACTAATGTTAGATAAAGTAAACCAATTCCAAAGAGAACGACAAACACCTAAAAATGTATTAGCTGAATACTGCGTCCAACCGCCAATCTTTTCAGGAAAACCCTGGCGAAAACGCACAAGCTGGCTCGAATACCACCCGCCCTCTGATGCATATTGAGTCTTTTCCCTGTTAATCCCAGGTTTAAAAGTAAGTTTTAAAAATGACATTATTCAATAATCGCTGTCGATGTTTCTCTGTCTAACTTTAACGTACCATCACAACACATATTCCAATCCTCACCCTCTCGCTCGCTATAGCAAAAAACATTAATCTTAACGTTCTTAACCAAATACTCTTTATCGCCCTCAAAAACCCGCCAAGCATGATCTAACGTGCCTCTTCCAGGCTGTCCTCTGGACTTGTTGAATCTTATCCTATACTTCACACTATCTCAACTTTTGGGTTTTGATATATTGTTGGTTTAACTTCCATGTTGAAGTGTATAAACCGAATTGGTAAATCAGATGCGTGCCTGGAAAAAGAATGTGCTAACCAAGAATTTGTAAAGAAAAACTGCCCAGCTTTGGGATTAAATCCAGCATTGTTACTCGCTGGTGTTATATATCCTGGATTGTTTTCTGGCAAACTGGCCTGTACTTTACCCGCCCTTGGATCATGAAATACAACACTTGAACATTTTTCAGGACATTCAATAAAATAAAACCCAACAATTTGTACTGGGTTTGTATGTGCGTGTTGCTCCATAAGGGAATGCTTGTAGTGCTCTTGACACCACATAGACTCTATTACCGTACTTAAATCCTGCATACGATAACCTTGATTGAATAAAATGTACCAAGATTGTTCGCCAACAAACTTAACAAAATCAGCTAATCTGGGATCGGTATAAATGTTATTTGTCATCCTAACTGGATAAATCTCATCAAGCTGTTGATTAGCTTTAACATTGTTAATATGTTCGTCTGTAACTGCTCTGGCGGCTTCCAAAAACTCAGGCTTTTCTGTTGTATAAACGGCAGTCGTAAAGTAATGCCCAACCGTTAAAGAGTGGGTAAGTGCTGGAGTTTCTGGTTTAGCGTTACACATGGGTTCATTTTTAGGTTTACGTTTTGATTTTCTCATTATCCACCCAAAACAGCAAGGGCGTGCTGAGTTAATTCAATGCGTTCATTTAGTCCAAAAGTACCGCCGTTAATCCGTTTTGTAAGACCTTCCCAGTTCTTAGCTTCAGCCAATTCATTACATCCATGAGTCTTCCAAAACCACCCAGCAGACAACGCCGCATACATTGGAAGTGCAACTTGTTGCGGTTCTTTTGTAAAGTCTTTGTTTACCGCTTGTCCAAAGTGCCAATAGTTATCATGACCAGTTAACTGTATGCAACCGCGCCCGTGATAAAGCCAGCCATCTCCGCTCGCCTCATCCCGATTACCCATCCTATTGGAGTAAATCCTGTTAGCAATCTTAACTGGATTACCAGCATAAAGAGCTATTTCTTCAGGCTTAAACTTGTGCCCAAATAGCTTTTGCAANGTTGCGGCTTTATAGTTTAGGTTTTCTTCTAGCGTTTTAAACTTGTTGCATTCGTGAGAGCATTGGCCAATAAAGGCCGCCTGCTTGTTAAGATCATCTAATCCAAATGTTGTAAAGGTAGTTGTAAGGGGCTCAGACCATTCTGAACCAATGCCAAGGGCGTGGAGTTTTTCTGGACTGATCATTTCACACCTTTATTAACTATTTCCCTAACATTGTTGTACTGGGCAATACAGGCGTTGAGGTCTGTGATTGCAGAGTCCCCTTCTGCGGCGATGGAGACAATATCTTTAATAGCCTGTCTGTCAGATTCGCTTCCCTTGTCTCTATCTCCAGCGGGGGAATTTGGATCGGCTTGTACGGCACAACTGGACGGGAGGCGCAACTCGCCAGCATCAATACGAGAATTAATACTATCTTGCTTGGATTTAATATCATCTTTTGCCTTTCGTAAAGCCGTACTTGCAAACACAATCTTTTGGTTTAACTCGGCTTCTTTGGCGCGAGCTTCGCCATTAAGTCTGATAATTTCTGCTTGATCTTCGTCCACACGTTGTTGATAGCCTGCATGATGTCCATAAAAATATACTCCTATAAATGTGGCAATAGCGCCAATAATAACCCAGGGATTAAACATTCTCAGCCCTTGCTTGTGCCATGCGCTCGCGCTCATGATCCGCTTCTAAAGTAGGTCCACTGGTTGGCTTTGGCGGCGCTGTCCAACCTGATCCCATCATAATAGTCTCCACCTTTGGAGCTACATACGCATCCTTACCAGCTTTGACATTATCCATCATAGCCTTTGCCTCATTGGTCAAACCTTTAGTCATAATGCCACCTATACCACCCACAATTAATAACACAATGTCATTTAGCATCTTGGTAAATGCTTGGTCAATCGGAGCCATAGCTTTGATTGGCTGGCTTACAAACATGACGCTGTAAATTAGAGTAACTACTATAAAGAATAGTATCAGAGTTACCATCACAACCACAAAAGCCCTTGTACGGGCTTCTATTTCATCGGCAGTTAACCGCGGGCTGTTGTTGGGGGTTAGCAGGAGCAGTAGTAATTCCTTCAATTTTCTTCTCCAATATTGGGGCTACAAGATATTCTGGACAATCTTGGGTAAACTCACAACGCGGTTTTTGACACTGCGGCGCACCAAAGTTATCAGGGTCTTGGCAAAAATAACGATAACGGTCTTGACACCCCGCTAATAATAAAATCAATAAAGCGCATATTCTCATTCTTTATCTCTTTGTTTTTCAAGCTCTTTCTTAAGCTTTTCAATCCTTTTCACATCTGCCTGTATAAGTATCCGCTCCTGGCGTATATCCATGTACAAAAGTCCAAGCACGGGCAGAATGAGAACAAACAGTAGCGCCAATATAATAATTGTTATTACATAGGCCCAGTCATTTGATTTATTGCCCACATCAGACCCATAAAGTATATTGCCACTATTGCTACTGCTATTGTTGATGCCGTCCTAAACCAAAGCCGATCCGCCGCCTCTCTCTTCTCTGCCTCGATCTCCCTCCTTCGTCTGAACTGTGCTTGCTTAGCCATTGCCTGTTCGTTGGCAATCGTCCCAATCATCTTGTTCACACGGGTGTACAAATCCTTGAGTTCAGGGGGAACGTGGTAAACCATGTACTCCCTTAGTTCTACCTGCATCTCTTCCATTTGAGATAGAGCNAGAACCCTTTGAACTGCTTTTTCAGTCTGATCTCCCGTTGGATCATAAACNGTTCTGGACTTTTCTTCTTCTTCCTCAATGTGTTCTTTTAACGTGTTGTACGCNTTAAAGAACGCCGTGATTTGTTTACCAATCTCTGCATAAATAGCNGGAGCATTAAACTCTTCTGCTTGTTTTTTCTTTTTCTTTACTTCAGCAACTGGCTTTTCGTCAACCTTGGGAGCTTGAAAAAGACTTGCAATCCATCCAAATACCCCAGTAACTTCCTTGCCAATTGCTTTGACTTCGTTGGCTGTCTTTACTACATCCTTAACTACCGCCTGTCCCTCACGGAACATTTCACAACCCTGTTTGACTAGCTTCAGGGCTGTGCTGGCGGCGGCTATGAGAGTAAATGGATCAATGGTTACTCTGCTTTAGGTGCAACTTGTTGCACTTGTTCTTGTTGTGCATTCACTTCTTTTTG